CCCCTGTCTATTGCGCCGGTCACTGGCGAGCGCGGGGCCACGGGAACGCCTGACTTGGTGATGTACGACCGTGAAAGTTGCATGCTTTACGTTGTGGACGATAAGTTTGGATACATGCCCGTGTCCGCGCAAGGTAACAAACAGTTGGGTATCTACGCGGCGGCGTTTTTGCACGCTCACGACCTGGACGTTGCGCAAATCTGCTTGGTGGTCATTCAGCCCCGCCTAAAAGCGGTTGATAAAGCCATTGTGACCCGCAAGGACTTAGATGAGCTTAGTGCCAAAGCTAAAGCGGCGGTGGCTGCGCACGGGACACGCGAAGCTGTGCCTAGTGAAAAGAGCTGCCAATGGTGCAAGCACGCTGGGCGTTGCGATGCTCAAAATCAGTGGGTCATGACCACGGTCTCCGACGATTTTGTTGATTTGACTGACTTACCGAGCATGACGGCGAAGTTAGAGAACGCCATCAAATTGGTGGACGCCGTCGATTCAGCAACGCTATCTCGCATGAACAGCGCCACCACGCTTATTGAGCAGTGGGCGGCCAAGGTCAAGCAGCGAACGCAAGACCTGCTGACTTCGGGCTATGACGTCCCAGGCTACAAGCTTGTTGAAGGTCGTGCGGGTAATCGCAAGTGGGCAGACCCCGTGCAAGCCGCTTACGGTTTAGCGGCTTTGGGAATGACCCCAGACAATATATATAAAAGTGAAGTGTTATCTCCGGCCCAAGCTGAAAAACTGCTAGCGCCGAATCAGCGTTCCGAACTCGACAAATTAGTGACGCGTTCTGACCCCAAGCCGGTCGTGGCAAAAGACAGCGACAAAAGACCGGCAATAGTATCTATCAATCAATTCCCTAAAGGAGATAGTGATGTCTAATATTATGCTTAAGAATGTTCGTTTGTCTTTCAACTCAATCTTTGAGGCGTCTGATTTTGAGGGCGACCAGAACTTTGCCTACAACGCCAAGGTGCTAATTGAGAAAGGCAGCGAGGCCGAGAAGCAGATCAAAAAGGCGCTGCTTGAGACGGCGAACGACGCGTTTGGCGGTAAAGGCACTGAGATTATAAAGAAAGTGCAAGCCGACCCCGCGCAGTTTTGTTTGCAGCCGTCATCGCAAGACGAAAACATGATGGTGCTTGCTACTAAGCGTAAACAAAAGGCGGGCCGACCGATGGTCGTTGACATCGACCGATCACCGCTGACCCACGACGACGGTAAGCCTTACCCCGGCTGCTACGTGAACCTACTGTGCCGACCCTGGGCGATGGCTTCAAAGGGCAAGCACTGGATTCGTTGCGGTTTGGAGGGCGTTCAGTTTGTAAAAGACGGCGAAGCTTTCGGTCAGCGAGTAACTGCTGATGCCTTTGAAGACTTAAGCGTCGAAGACGACGGGCAAGATTTGCTATGAGGTTGTTTCTGGACACCGAGACGTACTGTGAGTTGCCAATTAGCGTTGGCACTTACAGATACGCCAAGCACGCTGAGGTCATGCTGGTTACTTACGCCATTGACGACGGCGTGCCGCAGGTGTGGGACCGCACCGCGATGGAGACTATTCCCGCAGAGTTGGCTTTCGCTTTAGAGAGCCAAAGCTGCGAGGTGGTCATGCATAACAGTCAGTTTGACCGAATCATTTTGCGTGACGCTTTAGGGTATGACATTTCGGTGTCGCGCATCTGGGACACCATGGCTCAAGCACTCAGTCATGGTTTACCAGGCGGTCTTGGTGCGCTTTGTCAAATTTTTGCGGTGGACGCAGACAACGCCAAGCATGATGGGTCTAGCTTAATCAGGAGGTTTTGCCAGCCCGCCCCCTCAAACCATAAAGCCACGCGCTACACCGCGCAAACGCACCCCGAGGAGTGGTCGAAGTTTGTGCGTTACGCACTTAATGATATCAGTGCCATGCGGGTACTGATGCGGCGTATTCCTACGTGGAACTACCCCCGGCTTCGTCAAGAGCGTGAATTATTTGCACTTGACCAAAAGATTAACGACCGAGGGTTTCTTTTAGACATAGAGCTTGCGCGCGCAGCCGTGCAGTCAGTCCTTGACCAGCAGGGCCGATTAGCGGGGCAGCTTCAATCTCTGACCAAGGGCCGCGTCGAGAAACCCAGCCAACGTGATGCTTTTTTAAGTTTCATTGGTGAGGAATATGGTTTGTGGTTGTCTGATTTAACCAACGCCACGGTCGAGAAGGCTTTACATGACCCTTTCGTTAGCGAGCAGGCTAAAGACTTGTTACGTATCAGGTCTTACGCATCAAGCACGTCAACAGCCAAGTTTAAGCGGATGTTAGAGACGGTGTCTGACGACAATCGCCAGCGGGGTGTGCTGATGTACTGTGGCGCATCACGTACGGGTCGTTTTTCTTCGCGCTTAATACAGGTTCAAAATCTAAAGCGCTCATCGCGCAAAGGCGACGACATTGAGCGGGGCATCGAGGCAATTAAAGCGGGCGCTGCCGATCTCTTTGAACCTGACGTGCTGGACTTAGCGAGCGATGCTTTGCGCGGCTGCATCATAGCATCACAACACAACAAGCTGGTGGTCGCAGACTTGAGCAACATTGAGGGGCGCGTGGCCGCGTGGTTGGCCGAGCCGTGGAAAGTCAAAGCGTTTGAGGCTTTTGACGCCGGTCAAGGCGAAGACTTATACAAGCAGGCTTACGCACAGTCTTTTCGCATCAAGCCGCAAGACGTGACGCCCGACCAGCGTCAGATCGGTAAGGTGCAGGAGTTAGCTTTGCAATATCAAGGCGGCGTCGGTGCGTTTGCTACTTTTGCTACCAACTTAGGTATTGATCTTGAAGAACTCGGTGCGCGTGCTCAATCTGTTATCCCAGCTGACGTGTTTGAAGAAGCACGGGCTTGGTCTGAGCAGGCACGGCGCAAGGGGATGCCCGACTTCGGTCTGAGTGAGCGGGCGTGGTTAGTGTGTGACTCACTTAAGCGTTTGTGGCGGCGAGCGCACCCTGGCATTGCAGGCATTTGGACAGCGTTGCAGCACGCGGTCATAAAGGCCAACAGCGAGCCTAACACCATCATCCCTGTGGGCAAGTTGCAGGTCACTCGCCAACGTAATTGGTTGCGCATCATTTTACCAAGCGGTCGCAGTCTGTCCTATGCCGGGTTGCGAGTGGTCGACGACAACATCAGTTACATGGGTATGAATCAAATTACGCGCCAGTGGGAGCGCACCAACGCCTACGGCGGCAAATTTTTTGAGCAAGTTTGTCAGGGTTTAGCTCGTGATGTCATGGTTTCAAGTATGCCCGCTGCCGAGGCAGCCGGTTACGCCATTGGTTTAACGGTTCATGACGAATTGGTTTGCGAGACCCCTGATACGCCTGACTTTAACGCTGAAGACTTGGCACGCATTATGGCCACGCGCCCTAAGTGGGCCGAGGGATTGCCGTTAGCGGCGGCCGGGTTTGAATGCACTAGGTACAGGAAATGACTGTGCGTGAAGCTGTCATAGAGCGTTATTTGGTGCGTGCTGTGCAAGCGCGCGGTGGCTTGGCGCTTAAAGTCGAGTGGATTGGTAGGCGCGGCGCGCCAGATCGCGTGGTGTTTTTACCCGGCGGGGTCATTGTTTTTGTAGAAGTTAAAGCACCAGGGCGCACAGCCAAACCACATCAAGTGCGTGAGCATGAGCGTATGAGAGCACTAGGCGTACACGTCGAGGTTGTTGATACAAAAGACAAAGTGGATGAGGTGCTTAAATGCCTGTAAAAAACTATCAGTGGGAAATCGCATACCACATCGTTATGAACGACAGGTGCAATGTGTGGTCTAGCATGGGCAGCGGTAAAACACTCGCGACGTTGCTAGCCATTGACATGCTGTTAGTAAGCGAAGACGTTTGGCCCGTGCTTATTATCGCGCCGAAACGTGTGGCGCAAAGTGTGTGGGTTGAAGAAGCGGCCAAGCATGAAGTAACAAAGCACATGAAGCTACAACGCGTCATTGGTAACTTAAAAACGCGCGAGCAAGCGTTGGCAAACATTGAAGCCTCCGTGTTTGTTACCAATTTTGAGGTTGTGCCTTGGTTAGTCGATCATTTTCGTGACCGTTGGCCTTTTAGGATGGTTGTTATTGATGAGTCGAGCCGTCTTAAAGGTCATCGAGCTTGGAGCGGCGGGGGTAAACGTACACGCGCTTTGCATAAAAAAGCTTGGGGCCGTACGTGTCGCTGGGTCAATCTGACCGGCACGCCTGCACCAAACGGTTTGATTGATTTGTGGGGCCAGCAGCATTTTGTTGACGGCGGGCTGCGTCTTGGAAACCGTTTTAGTAGTTTCCGATACCGTTGGTTCGACGGCAAGCGTGTCGGGCATCACCCCATGGCCATGGTCTACACCCCAAAGAAAAAAGCAGACGATGAGATTCGTCACATGATTAGCGACGTCACTATCACTGTCGACGTGCGTGATTACATGGATGTAGGTGACCTAGTAGAAAACGTTATCTATGCGCATTTGCCACCCAAAGCGCGCACAGCGTACGGCGGCATGGAACGTCAAATGTTTTTAGATTTGGAGCAAGGCACAGCGGAGGCTATGAATGCGCCCGCCGTGACATCGAAGTGCCACCAAATTGCGCAAGGTGCTTTGTATTTAGATGATGGTGGCTTTGAGAAATTGCATGACGCCAAGCTAGAAGTTTTAGAAAGCATCATTGAAGAAAGCGCAGGCGAATCGCTACTTGTGGCCTATCACTACAAGCATGATTTGGAGCGTTTGCAGGCGCGTTTTCCTCTGGGGATAGCGCTTGGCGATGACCCTTCTTTAATCAAAGCCTGGAACGAAAAGACTGTGCCGCTAATGTTTATACACCCACAGTCGGCCGGACACGGGTTGAACCTAGCTGAAGGGGGACACACTTTGGTGTTTTTTGGATTGGATTGGAACTTGGAATACCACCAACAAGTCATCGAGCGCATTGGCGCTGTGCGTCAAGCCCAAGCACAAACGGGCAAGACACCGTTGATTCACTACATCGTGGCCAAAGACACCGTAGACGAATCTATTTTAACTCGCTTGCGAGAGAAAAAGTCTGTGCAAGAAGTATTGGTGGACGCTATGAAAAGGAGAAAGCAATGACAGCCAATAGCAATCAAGTGGGCGGCACACATTACCAAAGCCCTATCCAGACGTGGGACTACATCATAGCCAATGACCTTAATTATTTAGAAGGCAACATTGTGAAGTACGTCAGCCGTCATCGTCAAAAACACGGCGTAGAAGATTTGCGCAAAGCCATGCACTACCTGCAAAAACTTATAGAAGTGGAGATTCAAAATGACTGAGAAAGCACTTACGTTACGCCAAGCCGCCGAGGTTTTGGGTATTAGCTATAGCACGATTTTTGGCAAGCGAAAGGAGATTGCTTTTCGTCTGCCAGGGTCGCGCATATGGCGAGTTTGGCCGCAAACCCTTCAGGACTTACAAAAATCTGCCGATCATAGTAAAGTTGTCTCGCTGTCGGTGCGAGACACGGAGACGGAACCATGTCTATCTACAAGCACCCAAAGTCGGGAGTCTATTTCATCGACTTCTTCGTTGATTCAAAAAGAGTTAGACGCTCTGCTGGGACCAAAGACAAAGTAGCAGCCCAGCAGTACCACGACAAAGTCAAAGCCGAGTTGTGGGAAAGTAAGCGTCTTGGTGTGGCGAGAGTTTATACGTTTGATGAGGCGGCTTTAGAGTTCTTAAAGACGCACACGCACGCAAGGGACTATCGTTCAAAAGTGCAGCACGTCAAATTTTGGCGTGAGCAGTTTAGTGGTTATTCGTTAAGTTCTTTAACAACTCAGTTGGTAAATGATGCGTTGCCTACGCATCAGCGCGGGCAGTACGGCCGAGCCAAACCGTTAAGCGGTTCGACTAAAAATCGTTATTTGGCCACGTTAAGCAAACTTCTAAACGACTCGGTCAAACGCGGGTGGATAGACCGCGCGCCCTACTTGCAAAAATTTGCGGAGTCTCGGGCGCGTGAGAATTTTATGACTCACGAGCAAGCAAAGATATTTTTATCGGCGTTGCCTCAAGGGTGGATGCGTGATGTTTGCAGTTTTGCTTTGTCAACCGGCATGAGGGCAGGCGAAATCTTGAGCTTAGAGTGGGCGCAAGTGAACATGTCGCGGGGTATGGTGTCTGTGTTGGCTTCTAAAGCTAAGTCGGGTTCGGGTCGAGCTGTGCCGCTAAACGCAAATGCTTTGGCCGTCATCAAAGCACGTCAAGGTCTACACAGTCGATTTGTTTTTGCGCGGGCAGGCCAGCAAAGCTTTGAGATCGACCGTAGGCCGTTCGGTCGGGCAGTGAAAGCGGCTGGGCTGCCGTCTGATTTTTGCTTCCATAGCTTACGTCACACGTGGGCGTCGTGGCACGCCCAGGCGGGTACGCCTATGCTGACTTTGCAACGTTTAGGGGGGTGGAAAACATTGGCGATGTTGAACCGTTATGCCCACTTAAGCGCCGATGATTTGACGCAGTATTCGGCTAATGGACAGATAATGCCACACCCCGAGCCGAACTTTGCCGAAACAACCAAGCTACGAATTGTAAGTGGTTGATTTTCCTAGGTAAATTTGGTGGCGCATCAGGGACTCGAACCCCGGACCTGCGGATTATGATTCGAGCTTTCTTAAACCCGCTAAAACACTGTAACTACCTGATAACT